TGAATTTCGAGTTGCCCCGACTGCACGTTCTGCTGCGCGGCCTGCGCCTGCAAGGGCTGCATCGTTTGTTGCTGTTTGATCTGCATCAGGCGCTGGTATTGCTCCAGCGGGTCAGCTTGCTGGGGCGGGGGGGCGACATGAAGGGCTGGTAAGGGAATCGTGGCCAATTGCTATCTCCTAAGGCCCATAGTTGTAGTTCTGCCCGGCAGTTTCGCCGTTGTCTGTGGTGGTTGAATTGCCCAGCGAATTGAGCAGCATGAGGTTGCTAATCCCGCTGGTTCCACTTCCCAATGCTCCGCTCCATGCATTGGCCGAACCGACGACGCCGGAAGCGTTCGCGGCCGCCGCGTTGTTGTAATCCTGCCCGATTGCCGAGGCCGTGCCCATCAGATTGCTGCTCACGTTGTTCGAAGCGCTTTGCCCAAGCGTTCCCAGCGTCTGCGCGGAAGTCTGCCCCATGCCAGCCAGAGAAGCCAGACGGTTGTATTCGTTCGTCTGCTGCTGCTGATACTGGTTGTAGTTCGTGGCATAGGTGTTATAGGCGTTGTTGTAGGTATTCTGGTAGTTGGTCGAGGCTAGATTCTGCCCGTAAGCGTCAAGCGCCTGCGCTGTTCCTCCGGTGAGCAAATTGCCTTGCGCCGCAGCGGATTGCTGCATCGCCTGATCGCCTAATTGCAATTGCGCTTGCTCGCCGGGAGAGTTGAGGGCCTGCTGCGCAGTGGGGGCGGTGAAGGTGCCCTGGTAGGGCGCGAGAAGCGAACCGAAGCCGCCCAACGATGGATTGACGGTTGAACCGAGATTGGTCGATCCCGTCGGGCCGGAGGATGGAACAGACGGCACGGGCGTGTTTCCTGTGCCATTCGCTGACATGGCAGTTCCCTGAGCGGCCGGCATGGCGGTTCCGGTTGGCATCTGTACGGTCCCGTGCCCTGGATTTGCCTGAGGGTTCCCGCCTCCATTGACCGTGCCGGTTTGAGTGGTGCCCATTGCAGCATTCCCCGGCGTAGACGTCGGCCCCATTCCGGCGCCCATCTGCGCAGCAGATTGTACCCCGAGCCTCTGAGCGGGGTTGGCTGGCGTCTGTGGGGCAGCCCCTTGGTTAGGAAAGCCCGTACTCCCCGCCTGTGGGCTGCCCGTCATCGCGCCTTGCGTCGTCGGAGGCTGAACGCCCAGCAGGTAATCGAGGTTCGCCAACCCAGCGGCCCCCGATTGCAGCCATGGAGCCTCATTAGCCTGATCCTGATTCCATTGCTGCTCCTGGAACCCTAGCGCGTTCTGAGAGGCTTGATACTGGAGATTCGCGGCATTGTTGGCAGCCGATTCCTGATCGCCCGCAGCGGTGGTGGCGGCATTCGAGCCAATCGCCGCGCCGCCGATGGAGCCAATCGCTCCTATGGTACCGGCCGCAATCATCGCACTTGACATGGTTAAATCCTCTTGATGAATGCATAATCGCTCATTTGATAGCCGAGCGATTCAAAGAGTTTGGTATGGTCTCGATGAATCTTGCAGGAAATGTAGATCTTTATCGCTCCTAGGGCTTTGGCGGTCGATTCCATGAATCGAATCAGCTTGACCCCTGTTCCGTTTCGCGCATCGGGAGCAACATAATAAGCATCGACTATGAACATGGGAGGGGAACTGCGATAGTGAAGATGCGTAGCGAAAATCGCAAGCAGGTAGCCGACCATTACGCCCTCGTTTCGCGCCGTGATGGTCTTGAACATGCCAATCTCTTCCATCTTCCGCATCTTGGCTACATCGGGATCGATCTTCAAATCCTGATCTAATCCCAATTCTCGCCAATGCGCAATAACCAGCGGAGCCGCTTCCGAGGCCCATTTATCGACAGATTCCAACTGCAACTTGGTCAAGAGAAGGCCCTCGCTAGATCGCCTACCGTGTGAAGTTCCGCCAACTTGGAGTCAGGAACTTCCTTACCTGTTTCCTCCGCTAGTTTCATCAGCAATTCGGCAAACTCCAGCGAGTCGATGCCTAATGCGTCCAGCGGCGTCTCCGCAGTGACGCTCTGCCCGGTTTCGCGTTCGATGATTACGTAAACATTCATTAGATCACCGAGTAGTAAGGCACAAGGTAGACGTTGCCGTTGATCTGCATTTCCAGATAGCCTGCCGGGGTTGCCGGAAGGGCTGAGGACGTGCCTGCGACTGCGCTGGAGGCTGTTGTCGCGGAAGTGAGCACCGAAGGCAGCGGCTGGGTCACTACGCCCGAGAAGGTGGGACTGGCCTGCGGCGCGAGAAGGTTGGCGACCGCCTGCCCAACAGCCGTGATCCACAGTTGGAAAATCTTCGTCGCCAGCCCGCTCTTGAGATCGACCAGCGGCGATTGAATGACTGCTTGAGGAGCTGTCTGCGAGAGGTTGCTCATGGCGTCGCCGTGGAGGGTGAAGTCTTGAGATAAGCGTCCACTATCGCCCAGGGGATCGGGTCGCTGCCGCTGGCCTCATAGAGCCGGTAACGCGATACTCCAAGCCGGTTCAGTTTCGCGCGCGCTGTGTAGTCTCCCTGTGCGCCGAGGCTGACGATGTTTTCGTTCGACCAGGTTTTACCGCGAGTGTCAGAGAAACGAATCATGCATTGCGGGGGCCTTGGATTTCCATTGCCGTCTAAAAGCACTGGAGGAGGGCCGATATAGCTGTAATTCGGCATCGTCGGAGGAGCGTAAACCTGGATCTGCACAAGCCCGACAAATACACTCACTCCCAGCCCGGAGCTTGCGCTCGCCTGAATGCTCACTCCGAAAGCCGCGTTGTTAATGTCGGCCGCCGCCCAGTCTACGCCCCAAAGCGATTGCGATGTGCCGAAATAGAGGATGGTCGGGTTGGCCGAGATGGGAAGAGTAAGGATCGTGCCCACGTTTGGGAAAGCGCCGCCTGCCTTCAGGGATTGAACGATCAGCGAAGCTCCATCAACTGTGGCATAGGCTAAAATGCCGTAGATAATCCCATCGGGGGTGTTTGATGCGGGAATGGCGAAGGGAAAGCCTGAGACCCAGAGAGCATCTGAATACTGAACGATGGAAGGCACAGTGGCCGACCCGGTGTCGGCGATTGTGGCAAATACTGGAACGGAGGTCGGGGAGTAGTTGGCATTGCTCGTCTGCCCTATCCATACGCCAGAATTGTTGGGTGATCCTATGATTTCGTGCAGGTACATGGATGCCGACCCTAGAGGAGCCCCGATCAAAGCCGAGGTTGCTCCTGTGCCGGCTTGGGCCACTGCCTCATTTGCCACGAACGTTCCGCCGGTTACAGACCCCGTTACCACGTACCGGAGCGGTATCGCAGTCGTTCCTAATTCGAAAAGCGCCTGCATTGCGCCAGGGACGGGAAGATACGCCCCGCCGCCCGCAATCGAAGTCGGCGTAGTGCCGTTCAGCGTTGGATAGCTAGTCAGGCCGGTGAAGTCGTAAGTATTCGGAATCGGCGGGACGTTTCCGGTAAAGGTGACGAGAACGAAATAGTTCTCGGGCCCCAGAGCCTCCCCCAGTTTCGATTCGAACGCTTCTACCGAAGCAACCTGGTAAGAAGTTCCCTGCAGGTTGGCTGATGTATAGACGCCGGGAAGTAACGCATTGCCGGGACTCTGCCACGATGCGGTCCCGTTATTCACGTCTACCGCCACGGTACCGGCATTTGGGCCGAAGAGCGATGGTGCGAAGTTCGGCAAATCCGAAGGCGCGACCGTATTCAGGTTTCCCATATCGAAATCTATAGTCAACTCACGGTGAAAGACCCGCTCCATTTCGCTCAAGATCGCCGGGGTTCTCCTAAGCCAGCGCTTCGTCTGCCCGTTGTCCATGAAGTTGTTGGCGCTCATGGTGTAGAGATTCCCAGAGTTCCAATCTCCTACCAAATGCTGGCCGAAAGCATAAACGTGATTCCAACTGAAATGCGCCTGCCATGAGTTCGTTGCCGCGTTCCAAAAGGCTCTTTTGTGCCAGAGACTTTCTACCACGTCATAGCACCAGGACCATTGCGCACCCGGAACGTAGATAACCCAGAACAGATGCCCTCTGTCCTGATAGCTGTAAGACACCATTCCGTCTACGCTTGGATAGGAATTGAGGTCTGTTTCAACTGCATATGTCGAGACGCGCGTCGGAGTGTAGCCGTTCGATCTCCACGCCATGCGCCCGCCGCGCTCGTCATTCGAGATCCAGAACAGCGAATTGTCGAGCCGGTCAACGCAGAATGGCGAAGCGATGCCGGACTCGATCAAAGCGCCCGGGATGACATCGAAGATTTCCGCGCTTCCCGTGTCTTGATAGGGCTGAGCGTGGTTCTGGCCGAACACCCACAATTCGCGGTGATTGACGGCGATGGAAACGATCTGATCGGAGAAAACGGAGACTTCATTGACCAACTGCCCCGGCCAGGTCGTACCGTCCAGAACCTGCGACATTTGAAATTCGTTGCTGTTCTGAAAGGAAACGATGAAGAAACTGTCTGAATACTGAACTTTGACGGGAATACCGGCTAATTGCCCCGTCACTTCGAGGATTGCTCCGGTGGCGAGAGTGAAGCAGTAAGCATGGCCGGCATAGACAATGAGTATCTGGGGGCCATTACAGGCCAGGGATGCGGGGTTGGCGTCAGACGCTATCGACTGAACGACATTGAATGTTCCGTTACTGAAAAGCTCTGAGAACTGATCGCCAGATACCACAAAAACCCGCCCTTGAGGCGTCCTGATCGTGTTCGCAACAGAAGGGCCGCTGAAAGCGGCGAACACCGCAAGCCCCGGCGTCCCGAAATAGCTCCTCAGCCCCTGAGCATTCTTTCCCCCGTAAGCCGATGTTGGAACTATAGCGCCTTGCGATTCAACTGTCTGGGCGTAGAGGTTAATGCATTCCTCATCTGCGATAGAGGTCGAGGCAACCGTGTACGAAGGGCCTACAAAGCCGAACCTCATGCGGGCTGGCCTGTTACCCAGTTGAAGCCGCCGCTGTTTCTGCCTCCCGGCATTCCGGCGTCAAGAGTCGTGCCTCGGGGCGACTTGATGTTATTCGAGAGCACGGCTAATTTGGCCTGCTGATAACGCTCTCGCAAATCCTGCGAAACCGCTGCCTGAAACGACGGAGCAAGCTCGATCGCCAGCTCGTAACTGATGAGGTTCCAATAGCCAGGCGGCATGGTGAAAGTGGCATTGAAGGCTGTCGGCTGAAGAACGACTGTTCTCTGCTGAAGCAGAACATTATTGGCGGCGGTGGGAACAGGCCAGAAGTAAATGCTTCCATTGGGCCAATCCGGCTCGTAATAGTACGCGGTCGGAAAGGTGGAAGTAACATTCTTGACGCGCACCGCTGCCCATTCGTCCGCGTTCATTGAATACATCGGAACTTCGCTGCCGGGCGTGCTGTCCGTCAGTTGGACGCTGATCGATGGAATCTCGACCGGGCGCTGCGAGACCCCGAACGTTCCTGTAGGACCAATGGTATGCGGGGATAGATTGGGCGTGATGGGGAACGATGTGAAGGTGTTGGCATAGATCATCGTCCGCTTGGCGTTGTAGGTGTCAATCAGGCGTTGGAGCTTCTTCATCCCCCACGCCTGATCGTTCAAAGCCGCAGTCTCTCCACCAGCCAGAACGCCGATTTCCTGCAAAGCGCCCTGAATCAATCCCAGCGCCGTATCGGTCTGAGAATTGGCTGTCGTCAACTGGCGAGAGCCTCAAGCTCTTCTTCCGCCTCACTCCAGTGTGGAGCTTCCATGCTCCATCCCTTTGCGAGAGCGGATTTCAGTTCCTTTTCGTTGGCAACGGTCTTTGAGTGGTAGACAGCATCGACAAAGACCTTCTGCTCTGTAACGATGTTGCCGACCTTGACGCCGCGTATTTCCTCGTGCGCCGGCGATGATTTCGCATGGTCGTAGACCATCATCGGAAACTGCTGATGGCGGTACAACTCCTTCGGCGGGTTGTTAGGGTCCATCACCTGAATTGTGTTGCGGCTCTGGCCGTCGTGCTGCGCGAGAATCTGCCGCATTCGGGAAATGTCAACTTCGCTGAATTGGTCGGTCATAGGGACTCCATACACAGCGGCAAGCTCTTCCTGCTGCTGCTTCCTGGTAAGGGTTGAACGGCTAGAAGGTCCAGGCGGCGGAATCGGCATCAGGGCGCGGGTTCGATTTGAGCCTCGGGCGCATCGGCGCGTAGCGGAACAAATGGCTCCAGTCCCGTTCCGTAGGAATGGGCTGGGTAGTTTGTGCCGTCACTCTCCTGAGTCCAGTTGTCAACGTAGCGACCAGTTCCGCTGCCATCCGCGCCAGACAGCGCAACTTCGACAGAGCCGGAGGGAGCTACGGCGGTAATCTTCACCGCCTCACTCTCGCCCACAACTTGGCCCGCCGCATTCAGGAACTGCTTGCGATAGGCAACAATTTCCCCTGAAGATAGCGCGGGCGCGGATTCAACCAGCGCGGGTGGAGTTTCGCTGAATCCTTCTCCCTTCGCCTTATCGAGCTGGTCTGAATCGTTGACGGTGGTGGTCAGGAGCTTGCCGTCGGCCTGCTTATGCATAACCTTGGGGAATTCCTGGTAGGTGTAAGGCTCATTGACAAAAGCGTGCCTGGGGGTCAGTTCGCCCTTGTTCTTGAGCCCGTGAGGATCGAAGTTCGCGTGTTCTGCGGCAAGTTGCTCGGCAAGAGTCATAAGTCCCTCCTAGTAGACGTACAGATAAGGGCCGCTGACGCTGTTGAAAGCCGTCGGGGCTGTGAAGTTGGTCAGCGTGCCGAAAGTTCCCGCCGGCGACTGATGGAAGGTAAGAATGTTGTCATCCTTGCCGGTAGTCACGGTGTCGATGGTCGCGGTGGTCCCATTCGATTGCAGGCATCCGAAATACTGAGCTGGGCCTACAGCGTAATAGGGCGCTGTGAACGCCGAAGCCTGCCAGGCATAGCCTGAGCCTACCGTGGCCCCTGCGACGGCGCTGTTAGCGAGCAACACGCCTGTAGAGTCATACAGGGCGACAATCCACTTATCCGTCCCCCCCGTGGTTCCGATGTGAGGAGCAATCCCGGTAATCAACCTGCTGTACGGCAGCCTGATTTCCGTGCAGTAAAGCTCCGCCGCGACCGCCGTTGAATTGGTGCCGATGGCGCTCAGATTCGAGACTGCCCCAATGGTAGGCGATTCAAGCCGGTAGAAGGTTGCCCGGGTTGTTTGCCCTGAATCTCCATTTACCCATTGACCGCCGATGCAGTCGGAAATCACCGCCTGCCCCGCCGTGACGGTTACCACAGGCAGCGCGATCTGGTTAGTACGTGTGCAGGAACCGCTTGGAGGCGGGCTGACGAAGTACGTAGCCAGATAAGCCGGAACCACCAGCACCAGAGCACCGGAGGCGTGGCTGCGGGCCTGAGTTCCACCGACCCCGCGAGCCACCGTGATGTTCGTACTGCTCACCGATACCACTTGCTGCATTTCGGCGTCGATAACCAGAAATGTCGCCTTGGTGGGGTCCGATGTGCTGGGAGCGGTTACGCCAGTGGCAGAGGCCACGATAGCTAGGGTGGTCTTCGAATCGCTGATAGCGCTCGAAAGAGTTGTGTTGTTGAGGATGACCTGTGCTTGAATCAGCGGGCACAGGCCGAAGGCGAAGGCGATGAGGAATTTCAGTGTGCTCTTCATTGGTTATGCTCCCACCAGCGCGACCGCGCCGCGATCTTGATAGAGGTTTCCGAAGCCGCCCAGCGAGTCCATTCGATTGCCTCGCAGCGACCTTACAGGATCCCAGAAGGTGACCTTGCGGATGGACAGGCCCGTATCGGGGTCTTGCATTACTCCAGACTTTTCCACCGCCGTCGGATGATACAGCTTCGTTCCGACCAGAGCGAAAGCCTCGCGGCTCAATCCGAGAGCCACCGTACCTGATTTTCCGCTCGGCGACGCGGTTCCAGGCCAGAGAGTCAACGCAGCGCCGTTGGCCGGCAGAGCGTCGACGTTCTGATACTGCGAACCAGGGCCATAGATCGGCGGAAGGAAGTTGATCGTATCCGCTCCGCCACCGGCTGCGGTAAGCGCCTGAGTGATAACGAAAGTGCGCACAGTCAGCGGTCCGGCGGTGCGGCGCGTCATTGCGTTGACCCGGTTCACGTTGGCGATCGAGAACTTGTCTCCCACCGCAACCGTATCCCCGGCGGTGAAGGTAACAATCATCGAGGTTCCGCTCTGAGCCGCTCCATTGACCGTGACTGCGCCAGCCCACGTTCCCGCAGTCTGCGCGTAGAGAGACTGAGATTCAAAGAACTCGAAGCCAGCCAGTTCTCCGATGTATCCCTTTTTCCACATCCGCGTGATTTCATCGCCCGGATGAAAGATGGTGGTGATGTTGGTTCCCAGAGTCGTCATCATGCTTGACGAGGTAATCATGCAGAGCTTGGTTGCGCTGCAAGCCGCCTCAAGGAGCTTCTGACGGGCCTGGTAATAGGTCTGCACGCTGGTGGGATCGGTTCCCAAAGCGCCTACAACCATGCTGGTGTTGTTTTTCGCGAATGAGGCGCAGCGCGAATCCCATTCCTGAGCCATCGCGGCGGCGGCGGGTTCGAAGTAGTTCTCCTCAAGCTCCTTCTCCGACCGCTCCAACTTGAGAGCCGTATCGAAGTCATCCCATTCAAAGGAAATCTGTACCCATTGGTCAAGGGTGACGGGAGTTTGCAGGCGGTTGATGCCCTGGGGCTGATAACCCATGCCATCGGCGGGGATGTAGAGCTGAGGGAACTTCTTGTAAACGGTGGTTCCGTAGGCCATTTCCTTTTCGAATTCAGGCTGTACGGTGCGGTCGAAGTAGTCGGCGACTACGAGCTTATTCAGCATGAGGCGCAGAACCTTCGCACAGACTAGCGTTGTATTTGTGAAATTGTTCACTGCCATCGGTTATGCTCCTCTGCGGGCGCGTATCTCCTTGGCATTCTCCGCTCTCATGTATTCGCGGAAAGCCCGGTTATCGCCCTTCTCAAGTGCGGAAATCGCTCGCTGCGACTCATCCATCGGACCGGCTCCCCGGTTGCCGATTTCAATAGGCGGCGGCGGTGCGCTTTCGGGGCCTCGTTTGGCAGGAATCTTGGGTTCCGGCTTGGAGAACTGACCATTAGCGTCTCTGGCCACGGTTGTCTCTTTTGCTAGTTCCTCTTGGATGAGACTCTCGACCTTCGCAATGTACCGGATGGCCTTGCCGGGGTTTGTCTTCGCCATCTGCACGAACGATTCGCGGGCTTCCGCATCGCTGGCGATGGTGAAAACAAGGTCCGGCCAAACTTCCGATTCTGACACCATGACCTTGAGGGCCATCGGTATCTGTTGATCGTCAACAAACGCTTTTACGAAGGGCCTTGAAACCTCATCGAAGTTTTCATACCGGCTTTTCGCCTCGTTGACCTTGGCCTCGACAGCCTTCAACTGAGCCTGTTGCTGTTCCCGCTGACGCTCGGCCGCTAATTCCAGCCTGATTTCGTATCGAGCTTGAGCCTTGACGAATTCCTCATAAGTCTTGAACTTGTGAGTTCCATCAGGGTTCTTGTCCTCGACAGTAGGCTCGCGATCACCTACTTGCGGTTGCTGAACAGGTTTCGGTTGTTCGGTAGCTGGCTTGGCCTTGAGCGCATCCAGTTCCGCCCTGAGCTGATTGCGCTCGGAAAGAATGTCCTGGAATCGCTTCTCGGTCTTCGGTTTGCCGGTACGCTCCTGCTGCTTTTGGGCTGGCGGGGCACCTGCGTCGGCCGTCGGCTCTTTCGCCGGGTCAGCGGTAGACGAATCCGCGGGAGGCGTCTTGTCTGGAATAGTACCATGAAGCCGCCATTCGGCGTATTCCGGGGTTCCACTCGGGGGTAGCTCGATAGTAACATCTGCGGCTGACGGAGCCGCTACTGCCGTCTCTTCGCTCATTGGTTTCCTTCCGCCGGGGTGGCGAGTTGTTGCTGCGCGGCGTCCTGTGCGCTTTGCTGGCTCTGCGCAGCCGCCTGTTGCTGCTGCATATTGGCCTCGTGACCCTGCTGGTGGGCCTGAAGGGCTACATCGTGGGCCTGCTCATGGAACTGGGATTGCAATTCGTCGTAGGACTGCTGGCGCTCCTGAGCGCTTTGAGCCTTCGTCTGGATCTCGGCCACCGCAATCTTCGTCTCTCGGTCCATATTGGCCTCTGAGAGATTGGCCTGGTGTTCGATGTTGGCGAGTTGCATCTTCGCCTGCATCTCAACGACCTTGCCTTGCCGCTCGGCCATAAGTTTCTGCACCAGGCCGGTGAGTTGCTGAATCTGCTCGCCCTGCGCCTGGGACTGCTGATGCAGTTGCGCCATTTGCTGCTGTTGCTGCGCTGTGGCGTTCGGGGGAGAGAATATATCCGCCATCTGATCGCCCAGCGGACCCATCTGCTTCGACTTGATTCCCAGCGCCATGATTTGAGCGGCAGGAGATCCGGGAGCGGGAAGGTTTTGCAGGTTGCTCATCATCTGGCTCACAAACTCGCTGGCTTCTTCGCGCTGGGATTCGTGCGAAGGACCGGCCGAGATGGTGACTTGGTAGCGACCTTCATCATCGGCAATCGGAAAGTGGTACTGGTGGTCGCCTTCAATCACAACCTCGTCTGTGTTGATCTTGACGAGCTGATGTTTGCCGTCAGCCTTCCGAACGGGCTTCGTGCCGGTACCCAAATCCGTCTCTGACAGCCATTCGTTCATAATTCTGCCGGTGAGTTTGATGGCTCTGTCGTAGGCGTCCACTAGATGGTAAGAGCCAATCGACTGCTCAGACTGAATCTTTTCAAGAGCCACCCCGGATTTCTGGTTCTGCCGCTGCGCCTGGGTGGGAAGAGCGTTGACTCCCATTGCGGATTGAATCGCGCGGCGGCAAATGTCGGTGCCGGTCGAGTATGCCTGGAAATCTGGAGTGAGTTGAACGCGCGTAGGGGCGGGAACAGGATTCCCTAAGGCATCGGTAACCATGTCGTACTGCGCGTAGGGATGATAAACCATGTTGATTTCATCCCACGTATCCTTGTCTGAACTAAACTGTCCTGACGCGCCGATCCATGTGGCCTTGGGGAGCTGCCCGCAATTCTCCAGCATGGAACTCATCACATAGGCCAGAGCCTTTTGCGGATCGCGGGCCAGGCTCACGAGAGAAATCAGCACCCGCACAGCATTGCCATCCCCGAAATCAACCCACAATTCCTTGCCGAACACCGGCACGATGGGAATATAAGGGCCTGGCTGGACAGCGCCCTTCTTGAGGATCTCGACCCCGTTGGTTACATACTGCTGAATCGTTCGCTGCCCAACGGCACGGCCTGATTCAGTTTTCTTCTGGCTGGTTCTTACTTCCCAATACGACGCGACGACAATGGAATCCCCATCCCACCAATCCCCTGAATCAGCCCCGAAGTCATCCGCTGTGAAACTTGTCTTTTCGGCGTTTGGGTATTCTTCCCTGAAATCGTCCAGCGGGAGCTTTTCAAGTTCGAATGCCCACTTTATATCCGAGCCGTCAAGCTCTTTGTAATCCGGGTCGATCAGGACGGAATCAGGATTGTTGACCGGAAGGACGTTGATTTCCTGCTCGTCGGTCTTATCGGAAACGTAGAATCGGCTTACCTTCCAATAGCCGATATTCCGCTCGACAGCCCCTTGCAGGCCGTTGATATAGATCTGAGAAGCGTCGCATGCGTACTCAATCGCCCGGATGCGGTTCTCGCGATATTCCGCGAGTTTTTCGGTGGCATCGTCGCCGGCCGGGTCAACCTTGATGCCGCGCGGATTCTGCCGGGCTGTGTTGACTACCTGATTGACGTACTGATTAAGCTCGTCAGGGCAAACCGTTGGTCTACCGGCCCGCTGCCTCTTGTCTTCCTCATCCCAGGGGTCGCCTGAGACGTAGCGCATGTTCTTCTTGCCCTCTTCACGATTGCGCCGCCATTTGTCCATGCCATAGCGGTAGCGTTGGCGTATTTTCTTGAGCAGCGCCTCGTTGCCGGTGCCGAGATCAATATCCCTCTGCTCAGGCATTGGCTCTCAGCGACGTTGGGCAGCCAGGACAGATCTCAACGGGAGGATCGGCAGTGAAATCGTATACCCATCCGGCGCGGCGGGCCTTGAGAATCGCGGCTATTTTTGTCTCTTCGCCTACCGCATGGAATTGCGCGGTAAATGTGCATTTCGCGCAAACTAAAGTGAGGGTGAGCTTGGCTAGCGAATTGGCGACTGCGTTTTCAGCGTCAAGGATAGCTTCCGGCTTGTGGAAGTGCTCCAGTTGCCCATCCTTGCCCATTGTGGGCAATTGCTCGTGTTCTGCCCTAACCCCGGCCCGCGCAATGTAAATGTCGAGCGGATAAGGGATGAAGCGCAACTTTGGGCGCACAGTGTCGTAGATGATCTGTCTGAGATGAGGAGGGGCACTGGCAAGTTTGTTCTCCAGATCGCGGTGATCGATGATTTTACACGCAAGCCTCGCCAACACGCGCCGCGCCATATCTTCGTTGCCTTGCAGTGCCTTCAGATCATCGATTAGCAACGCCGCTCCTATCGCCCGACGACAATGTTCGCGGGGAAGCGTAGACAGGTCTGGGCAACGTGGGAGGATGCCACGCCGGGGCTTGAGGCAGCCTTTGCAGCATCGTTGCGATCTTAGGCGCGGTCCACATCAGCCCTCGTCCTCCTCCGGCTCATCGGCTTCACCACGCTCTGGAATGCTGAGGTGATTCGCGATGTGTGCCAGCATCTCGTGGCCTTCGTCCGGCCCGAAGACGTGCTTCTCGGGCTCCTGGTAGGCCATACTCATGCCCATCTTCGAACTGTGCTGAGGCATTTCTTTCATGTGGTGCGTGACCATGTGGCCGCCATTCTCGGCAGGCTCAATCTCCATGCGGCGGATTGCTCTCTTATTGTCCATTACGCTCCTCGTTTTTCATTGTCCACTCTCGCAAGTCACATCGATTTTGTCGCCAGAAGTCCCGGCTACATACCACAGCGTCAGATTCGCGTTTGGCGGTCCCGAAGTTCCAGATTGAGGCGCGTCGTAGAACGAAGTGCCTGGAACCAGCAGCATACCGCGCACAGTCGAGGTCGATTTGTCGCCTATTCTCATCGTGTGCGTTGCATTGTTCTGAAACACCACCCAGCGGCAAATAAACTGCGCGCCAGATGGAATGATCGGCGTGTTGCCGGATGCGCCGATGGTGACCTGAAAGGTCTGAACGTCGGCAAACGCAGGGATTGCGAGGAATATGAGGGTGAACGCAGCGATGCGCAGGATACGCTTCATTTGCCGAGCACCGCGTCTGCCTTGCGCCTGACAGTGGCAGCCTGAGATGCCGAAAGAGTGCCACGCTTAACGCCCTGCGTGGCACGAGCCTTCGCATTGGCGGCGTGAGCACGGTCCTCGACTGGGAAGCGCCGGCCTGGTAGCGCGAACTTGCCCTCAGGGATTGACTTGCGGGCTGCGGTTGTCAGTTTTGCCACGACTCCTCCGAACTGCCGAACAAACTTTTAGGCCCAGGCAGCATATCTGCGCATTGACGAAAGACCTTGCGTGCGGCTGGCGAATTTAGTTCTGACATTCCCTGCCTAAAAACAGGAAGAAATGAAGTAAATAAGTTGCTGAGCATTTCCTCATGTCCCTGCGTTGGTAGACTTTCCCATTTCTCGCGTCCGATGCCAGTCATGCGCCAGGAGAGGCCACTCACATTTTGTTCTGGCCGCATGTCCTCAGCGAAGCCAACCCGCATGGCGAAGAATGGAGCGTCTTCTGGCCCCCGCGTTCCCAACTGCCTGCGGAATTGACACAGAATGCCTCGCGGCGGTCGCCGATCCTCATAACTAATCCATCCGTCCATGCTCATCACCTCTCTAAAACCAGCCGTAACCGATAAATCTTTGTTGCTTGAACCGGATCAAATACCTCCGAGTATTCAGCTATCAGCGGTTTTCCCAGCTTCTGCTGCTTCTCGAAAGCATCCTTCACGGCTTTGGCAAACTCACTCCGGCCTTCCATAGCCAGATCAACATATTTATCGCTGGGAACCGTTATTTCTTGCGCAATCTTCATCTCACCCCCATGCCGATAATACTCGCCTCGGCTCCTGCTGTCGCCTCTTCATAGGTTCAACAATCATCTGGTCAATGCGGCTTTCAAGGTACCGCGTGGCATCCATGAGATGATCGTTCTGCTTCACTACATGGCCCTTTTCGTCGCGCCTGTACAACCTGAATTCCTCCAGCCACTTGGTCATTGAGCGAAACACGCGCATTTGGCCCGTGGACATACGATTCCAACACGTATATAGCCCAGATTCGACCCCATTGTCAGCGACGCTGAGTTTCAAGCCCTGCTGCTGGTAATCGTTAAGCAGCTGCTCTCCATCTTTCTGGCTTCGCCCTCGACTGGCTGGGTCAATGAAGCCTGGAATCCACGCCCCAGGGGCCTTGAATGCGTGAGCGTGTACGCTGGGTTCTACTTCGCCACGCTTGTACTCGTGAACCAAATAGAGCGTAGTCGTCTGCCGATCGTAGGCACCCCAGATCCCCGCTGTGAAGTTCCACCCAACATCCATGCCATACCCGCGCGGCCAATGAGGGGGAATTTGGAACGGGTCAACTAGAACGTCAGATTCGGGAACGGGATAGATTGCTCCCGCCCCCAGCTGAGGAACACCCTTTGAACGGGCATCGCGCTGGTATGGAGGAATGCTGGATAGGAGATCGCGCTTGGCTTCGGGAGAGAGGTGGGGGGCATCGTCCCATGTCGCCATTACAACAAATTTGGTTCCATCCGCTCTTTCGGCAAGTTGTCCACCCGGCAGAAACTGCAACACTACGTCGCTCATGCCTAAAAGGGGGGTAAACGTGAGCAGCATCAGGCCATTGTTAGTCATCGTGCGCATCAGAGCTTCGGTGTAGACATTGAGCGGTGGCTCCTCGTCAAACCAGATTCCGTCGCGCTCTGTGCCCTGGAAACTCTCCGGCCCTTGCTCATACGATTTGAATGTGCATTGCGATTCCCCGCCGCTCGTATGCCTGACCCAGAGCGTATCAACCGCGTCAGCCAATCCGGCCCGTCTGCTGTAATGCGCGATTGCGTCTCCTGGGATTAAGCCAGTTCCTACATTAAGAATTGGCCCCATGAGCTTGGCTTGGATAATATCCCGAGCTGTAAGGTTGGTATCGCCGGCCGCCCACCAGGAAACAGGTTTATTAAACCTGCGCCCCTCCCACCAATCAGGATACTGGCCCGTCAGATGCAAAGCGGTCTCGTAGCCACCAACGCCTTCTGTTTTCCCAACTCGGTTAGCGGCCAACATCAGGCGTTCTCTATAGCGGGCACCAGCTCGAAAGAATTCGCAATGCTTAACGTAAAGCTCACGCCGAAGCGGGCCATCTTCAGGATAGTAATTAGCCAACTTGCGTCTACTTTGCCGCCTCGCCTGCTCCTGCCGGAGTTCCTTGATCTGCTCCAACAGCGTCAACCTGCGCCGCAAGTCCGAGGTCGCAGACAAGTTCGTTGACTCTCCGCTCAAGATCATCGTCTGACACATCCTCGTAGCGGTGGGTTACTTCCCGCGATTCCTTGAGCTTACCAAAGCCTCGATCTGCAAGAACCTGAAAAGCATAGGCGTTGCCACCCTGCAAAGCCCGCCCGAATGCTTGGTAAATCAATTCAGAGTTCTGACTGAAGATGGCCCGCGCGATTTCCGAGGCAATATCGTTCTTTGGTCGGCCCGCCGGATTGCCGCTCTGACCAGGCTTCCACATCCTCAGTTGAGCCATAGACCGAGGATTTTTATGCCCTTTTCGCTTGATCTTTGCAACTGGCTTTGCTATGTCAGCCGCAAGGGCCTCTATTGTCGCAGCCGTCCTCATGGAGTCACCTCTCGTGGAGTTCAATCTTTACCGGCACGTCATTTGCGGCGTTGGAAATCCACTCTAGGAGTTCTGTTTCCAACTCTGGGGTCCATCTTATTGCCGCAGCACCCATCACTGCACCGCACACAGCAGGTTTGCCGCCTTAATCAGGGGATAGCGCTCTCGCATCGACTTGTCACTTGCCGGGGGATCGTAGGTCAGCCCGTAAATCTCGGCCAAAGGGAGTGGTTCCCGATTCCTGGCTTGCTCATTGCGCTTAGCTATTGATTCGGCGAGAGTTAGATCGCGTATCGCTTCCCCTTCGACAACCCATGTAGCCGCACAATTCTCGATTGCCCGCAATGCCTGCGGGTATTTGAGACGTATGCCTTTAGTGAGATTTAAGACGCGGTGAGGTTTTGACATGCGGGGAGCCGTAGCCTATCGGGGCTCGGAGCCGTGTACGAATTAACCCTATTACCACTGGCTAGGCTTGTCAATTACTCGAATTGTCGGAGATTTCCACAAAATATCCACAAATGCCTATTGACAGCGCAGAACAGACCGAACACCGTATCGCGCACTCCGTGCCAGGTGAAGGCGTGGATTGAAGTCAGAACCGCAAACCAGCGCAGAATGTAGGATTTTCCCCCGCCGGCCGCCCCGCCGAACAGCACAAAACAGTGCGTGGCAATGGTGTCGAGGAAAATCTGCTGTTGCCTGGTCGGGTTGATGGCTTCACGAAGGGAGAGTTCGCGGCTCATCCGAGTGAAGGCCAGCGGGGAGATTCACGCATTCCCGGCACAAGCTGATCGAATATGTGACCAGCAGCATTACCTAAAACGTGTTGCGGGTTGGCCGTTACTTCTCCAACTGTACGCGGTCCCCAATCCTGTCGGCCATCGAACTCACGATAAATGCTATTGATAATCCGGTACGCGTCATCGAGATCAGCTTCGTAAAGCGTGGTCATCTTCGCCTCCTATCGCTTCGAGCAGAACTTCTGGTGGCCGCTCAACGATCCGCACTCAAGACAGGATTTGGTCGGGGAGGCCGGATTCGACACCGGCAACGTGGGGCCAATGCGCTGTGGCTTATCCACTACAGATGACTGCTGCGTCTCTGATTCGCCACTCCCCGCTAATTGAGCGCACCGATGACCGATCATCCAAGCGAGGCTTCTGCCTGCTAGTCCAGCCTGCTGCCGTAATTCATCGACCAACCGCTTAGGAAGCCTAATAGATATGTGCTCGGTTGTGTTCGCCATGAGCACATCGTAGCACAGGCGACTACAGGCAATAAATACCTTGGCTAACCCAACGACTTCGGCTACTATTGGGTTAGTCAAAATAGAAAGCGTGGCATTTTCATCACCACCTTTCTCTTGGCATCACTCCCGAACTGATCAGGGACGACGAGTGATTCCCAAGGCTGCAAAAGGTTGAGTGGCCCAGGCCGGAATCGAACCGACATCCCTGGCTGGGGTTTTGACCGTTTACGAAACGGCTGCCTTATCCATTAGGCGACTGGGCCATGAAACCTACTGAACTGCAATATTCTCGATAGATAGGCAAACTTCCAGAGTACGCGATTTCTTGGGTTAGCCAAAGTATTTATTGCCCGACTACATATCCACCTTTATAACAATCGGCGATTCCCCGTCTGGGCCTGAGTGAATCTGCTTCTCACCGTATTTCTTGGGGTCCAGCTGGCCAGCGCGCCGCAATAAAGTCTGCACAATCAGCTTGCTACGCTCCACGTTGTCGCCTTCCGTGATTTCCGTGCCTTTTGCGCTGCTTATGGTTTTTACCCCAATGCGGTCCGTCTTCGCCTCTTTAACTGCAAGCGACACAATATAATCGGCTTGCATCTCGCGCGCGCGGGCGGAATTCTCTTGCATTTCGGGGGTTGAACGAAGCCAGACATACCACACAGCGCGCGACGGAACGACGACCCCCTGGTTTGCAAGGGTTTCGAGAACTTCGTCTAATCCGACATCGTTTTGTGCGATGCGATCCCAGACCATCTCCGCAATGACTGGATCGTAAGGGAATGCTTGGCCTGCTGGCATGGCAGCATTCTATCTCATCCTCCGATTTCCACAAAATATCCACAGAATGCCTATTGACAGCATTGTACGCAACGGATACATTGTATACAGATCAGCCGTAACCAGCGGAGGAATCAATGGGAATCGCAGCTTACAACCGTGGCAGTCGCGCTATCAGAGAGCAGATCGATGCTGAGACAAAGGGTAAACCTACATTCATCGCCTATGAACCAAAGTGGACTCCCGATGTTGAACCGGCTCCACAAAAGGGTGTTCTCGGCTACTGGAATCTAACCCAAGACCCTTCTTTCGTGAAGGTGGGGGACCGTGTTTATTGCACCGTATTCGCTTGCCGTGGGTGGGATGAGGTAACAGCCGTCAAGGGTGCCCGCAACGACCTGCGCATAAAGACGCTGATGAACTGCCCCCGTAAATGGGCATACGCGCACAATTTCACGCATGAGCCTCCTCCATGGATGCTTAGGAGCACGCTATGAGCCGTTCGACCATCAGCACTTTTCAAAAGAGGCAAACACCTGGAGGAACCATGCCGAACATCTCAATCCGCAACGTGCCAGCCGATGTAAAGAAGGCCCTGGCCGTTAAAGCTGCGCTCAAAGAAGTGACCCTGCCTGAGTTCTTGAGGCAGGCTCTCGCTGAACTGGCGAAGGCCAACACCATCACAGCCGCGCTCAAGTAGCAGAATCAGTGCAAGATAAGGAGAAGCAGCCCGATGAAACACGAATTGATTGAGTATGAAAGCGACTTCCTTGAACCTGGATATAAGGCGGTCTGTTCCTGTGGCTGGCAGTCAACCAACTCGGGAACGATGAATGATGCGAATTTGCTGCATTCTGCCCATGCCGAGATAGAAAATGGAATTGGCAAGGAACAAACAGCTCCGCAGTTGAAGGGACGGAAGCCATGAAAGACAAAATCATCGCCACAGGTATTGCGCGCGCCCTGACGCTGCCTCAGTTCCTGGCGCTGGCCGTGACGCTATCGACCTGGGCTTGGTACGGGATCTATCGGTTGACGTTGTGGGCGTGGAGGTTGATGTGAGCGATACGAAGCGGTATGGGCAGGAACCAGCCGCATGTGGCGATCCATCTTGCTGTTGGCTGGTGGAATGCACTGAGGGAGAATGGGTAGAGTGGGCAGATTACGGCCGCCTGCAAGCCCAGGTCAAGGCGCTGAAAGAGGCGCTGAATGAGGTTCGCGCCCACTTGGTCTATTACCAGCAGCAGCCAATGTTTGGCAATGAGTGCGACGACTCAATCCAAAAAGCCTTAGATGAGGCGCGCGCAGCTCTCGCACTCACGGAGGAGCCAAAGTGACCATCCTTAGAATGTTCGATCACTTCTCCTACGGCCTGGTGGTGGGCGCCGTGGGGGTCATGCTGGCCATGAGCCGGAGAGTTGGGAGGATCAAATGAGCGACCCCGTAGACTGGCGCGAGATATGCGACCGCAACCCGCTGTATCAGCCGATTGAGGAGCCGGAATTGCCCGCCTGGTGGATGCGCCTATGGTCCGCCTTGTGGCCCTGGCTGGTAGTCGCGCTGTACCTGTACCTGGCTAACGAGATGGCGAAGCAGCTTGCCCAGTGCGAGTGGCCGCAGTGGTGAGCCTCAATCCCACCCCGCCGCTTTGATCGCCGCCAACTCCCGCTCTAAATCCTCAAGAGACTCGCCCCGGTGCAATCCCTCATTTCCTTCCCTCGGACGCCGCCTAGGTGGCTCAGGACGCGATTACGGGGCATTCTGGCGCAAACGCGAATACCTCTTGGCTCAGGCGCTTGGCCGCGATCTCGCAATAGCGCTCCTCGGTCTCGATGCCGATTGCCTTGCGGCCCAGATTCTTCGCCGCTACCAGCGTTGTGCCGCTGCCCATGAATGGGTCGAGGATGGTCCATTCTGGAAGCGAGTACGTGCTGACCAGATAGCTGAATAGAGTAACTGGCTTCTGTGTGGGATGGTCCCCCTCTTGGCAGTTCGGAAAACGCACGATACTCTGCGGGTAGGTTTCCTCAAGTCCGATTGTGCGAGTTCGCTTCTCACTGAAAGAGCCGTAGTTGCTAGACTGGGCCGTGTCACCATGGGGCCTCACGTTCTCAGATGGCTTGCGGGTGATTTGGGGAGTGTACTGCATCCGGCCAGTGCAGAGAACCACTATGTCCTCATGCTTGCGTAGTGGCATCACCTTTGCATTTAGAAATCCGACCGCTTGCGTCTTCTCCCAAACGTCCGCCCACTTGAACCGGAAACTGTACCTGCAGATCAAGTAAGCCGTAAACGGATTCTGAGCCGTGCAGACAATCGGGCAAATGGTGGAATCGAAGACATCAAACACCGCGGCTGTGTCATCCCACACGTTCTGCGTTACCCCATATGGCGGGTCCGTGAGCAGCAGGTCATACTTCTCCAGCGTGGGCAGGATTTCCCTGCAATCGCCGTGGTAGATCGTGATTCCGGAATGTTCGTAGTAGGGCTTCATCGCAGCGCCTCCGCCACCTGAGCTATGGCCGTTCCCGCCTTGACCATCGCAGGGGTGTACCGCAGCACTGTAAATCCCATCAGGACCGCCGCGTTGTGCTTCTCTAAATCGCGCTCGAAGCGATCCTTGATGCGGTGAACGCCGCCGTCGATTTCCACAGCCAGACTCTTGGCCTCGAAAAAGAAGTCGAACCTCCAGCCGCGCTCGATGTGGAAAGCATATTCCCGGATCGGGTGCAGGCCGGCCAATTTGCATTGGAAAGCGAAATCCTCTTCGCCCCGGTTGAGCGCCTTCGGGATTTTGTAGTGGGGTGTACGAATTATTTGCGGAAATGGGCGTGGCATTAGTCCTCCAATATTCCATGAGACTTGCTCTTTTTGATCGGCAGGATGACCACCTCCCCATGCGCCTCCGGGTACTTCGCAATGATCCGCTGCTTCTCTGCTTCCGCCGCACTGAAAGTGGGGAAGACGAGTATCGTGTGGCTCCAGTTGAGCCGGTTCTGCTTGCCGTCCACAAACTCGCCGCCTGAATAAAACAGGCCGGTGGCGGGAACCCATAGCAGCGTGAATCCGCCTGCGCTACTTGGCACGGGGTTCTCTTTCAAAGAAGACGATCTGAGCCTGGGAACACATCTCCGCTGATCGATCCAAGGCTTCGTTTCGGGTGCATCCCTCTACTTTCATGATGTAGGCGCAAAAGGCCGCTATAAGAACGTAGATTTTGATGTCGTCAGGCAAATCGTTTGGCAAAGTATATCCGCTAGTCGGCATGTTGCTTCCTTTCCATGCGTGCTTGCTCTAAGGGCCTGCCGCCGCAGTTGTGCTCCTTCATGTGGCACTCACCGCAGAGTAAACGAGTGTTTTCTGGAGTGTCCGGTCCGCCTGCCCCTCGGCTAACGATATGCGCAAGGTGTCCCGTCACCCAACTGCACGACATGCCGCAAGCCTGACAACACCAACGATCCCGGACGAACACGCGGCGGCGCAAGATGGCCATCGCCGGCCCTTTCAAGCGAATGATGCCCGGCTTGGGGAACATGGTCATGCCGTCGCCTCGAGGTGCGCGAGTTTGTGTTCCGTGAGGATGTTCCTCACCCTGGTTATGTCCTGCTCCAATATGCGCTCTCCCCTTCTAGCGGCATGGTCCCTCGATAGCCGCAAGTCCCTGAGCCGCCATTCCCACCATTTGCAAATTTCACAGGTCATTCAGCCTCCAGGAACTGCCGCCAGTCGCTAACGCCGTACTCCCGCTCAGGCAGTACATCGTTTGGCCTAAAAGGTCTCCCAACGCCTAGAAGTAACCGCCGCGCGGAATTGGTTTTACACTGCCGCAACTGCTGCGCAAGCCGCCCAATTTTACGGCTGTTGAAATCACTTGTGCGGAACCCGAAGGTTTCAATGATCGCCGTGCGGAAGGGGGATACTTTCCGCCCTGTCTTTCCCCACGGCTGCCCATCCTTGCGTAGTCTGCTCATGGCTGAACCTGTGGTCTCTCACCCTCTACCTCAACCACCCACAGCATGTATCTGCCGGGATTGCAGTCGAAGCATTCGCACCGATCCCAAATAGGACCGGAGAC